ACCTTTGGCCCGCGTGCGGGTGTCGGGTTTGGAAATCTTTATGAGCAGACACCAGAGGCTGGTGTCGATTACTTTAACGAGAAAATCCTAGACGCTTACAGTAAGGACGGCATGGGAGCTGCCGCACTAGGGGTTTTGGGCGCGATTATGCAGCCACGCCCCCAGCGCTTTGGAATGATACAGGGGTTAGTTGATTATTTACGCGAGGCACCCGTGCGTCGTGAAGATGACGCGTTCGAAAGAGGGTTGTTGAAGTAATGGCAAATCGCACACTTGATATGTTCCTAGATTCAGTTTTTGGTTTGCAAGACTATGGGCGCACGATGTTAGAGCGTGATTTAGAGCGCAGGGATCGTGGCTTTGCAAGTAGAGCTAGAACAGATGCGCTTAACACACTAGACGAAATAGGTGAGCTAGGCAGAGATGGCCCAGCTTATATCAAGTACAATCCGCTTGTAGGTGTTCTGCGCGGGGTGGCTGCATTACCTTCTTTGCTTCAAGCAAGTACAGCAACAGGCGTAGATGCGGTGCAAAATGTCACAGAAGATTTAGGCATGTCGCGTAATTCCAGTGATCGGTTGGCGCGTGATCTGATGGCATTAACAAATGAACTGCCTTTCACAGAGGTAGCACCATTCGCTGGTCTGATAGATCGGGCAACAGAATTTGGCGCTATGACAAAACGTGCAAGGCCATACTTGTTGGGAGAAAATTTAGAAACAGACCCAGATGTCAATATGCTTGGGCGTGAGGGTAAACCGCCTGCTGTTGCGATGGAAGGTGAACGCTTTTCTTCACGCGATATTCTGCCAATAAAAGTTGCAGAGGAAAAGTATTTAAAAGATCAGGGCATAGATATACCTGATTTCTTAGCCTATCCAGATCAGGACATTGAACGTGCAAAGCTGATCGCAGCAGCGTATGAGCGCATGGAAAACGCACCTGATGACCCAAAAGTACGCGCGGCTTATGAGGCATTGATTGAGGAAACTCTAGGTCAATACAATGCTTTAAAAGATAGCGGCATAAACTTCAGTTTTTTAAAGGGTGATATGCCTGATCCTTACGCAGAAACCCCAGCGTTAGGTTACAAAGATATTGTTGAAAATCGCAACTTAACTGTGTTTCCCACAGACTTTGGGTATGGTACAAATCCTGACTTTGATGCGTCAGCTAATCCATTGCTTACGCCAGTTGGTCTGATAGGAGATAAACCTGATGCAGTCGCAAACGATGCTTTCCGTGTTGTCCATGATGTTTTTGGTCACATGGGTAGCGGCAACCCTCAATTTAGATCAAAAGGTGAAGAACGGGCTTGGTTGCAGCATAGTAGAATGTTCAGCCCAGAAGCTAGGGGCGCAATGACAACTGAAACGCGCGGTCAAAATAGTTGGGTAAACTTTGGCCCGTTTGCTGAACGTAATGCAGCAGCATCAGGTGCAGATACAGTCTATGCAGATCAGAAGGTTGGCCTAATGCCTGATTGGACATCTGATCCAGAGGGAATGCCAGATGGTATTGAGCGCAGGCAGCTAGAAGACATTATTAAAAGCTGGGGTCAATAATGGCGCAGGGTTTAAGAAATGCAGCAAAAATAGCTAGAGGATTGCTAGACTTGTTTCATTACTCAGATGAACCAAGAGAAATAATTGATCCATCTTTACAGCTAACAAATCAAAATATCAGAGGCGCAGAACGTGATTTATCGTATGGCACACGCTTAACGCCTTTTAGGGAAGAACCAGAGTTTATCTATAAACCGTATCCAGAACAATCTTACTGGGGTTCTAGCAATTACAATCCAGAGCGCGGTTTAGGTGAATTTGTGCATACAACGCGCCAACCAGAAGAAGGTTTCTATGACGTTTCGGAAGATTTAGAAAAGCTATACTTGCTTGCACGGGAAGAAGTCATGGACTTAGCTTCTAAGTACGATAAGAAACTAGACCCGCAAGATGTTCACAGATTAGCGCAAGGACGCGCTATGAGCATGGCTAAAGACATGGGTTACTTGGGTCTTAGCAATAGAAAATATCGCCCAGAGGTGTATACTCAATTCAATCCTGTAGTGCCTGAACAGGTTGGGCCATCACGGGATCAGTTGATGAACCTGATGGATTATCTAAGGAGATTGGGCAATGAATGAATATGAAATAGAAACAGACGATTTTGGTTTAGCGTTTATGAAAGCGCACGATCAATTCATTGTGGAAGTGCTTGAAGAATTGCCCAGTGAAACAATGGCGAAGCACTATCGGGTAAAAGTTCAGGAGATTGTAGACAATGGCAATAACAAGTTACACTGAGCTAAAGACAGCGATAGCCAACTGGCTAAACCGCGATGATCTTACAAGCGTTATTCCTGATTTCATCAGTCTTGCAGAGGCTGACATGGATCGCAAAGTGCGCCACTGGCGTATGGAGCAGCGCAGTACGGCGGATATAGACGCGCGTTACACTCAGTTACCCAGTGGCTTTATGGAAGCTGTACGCTTTCACCTGGACTTTGACGAGCGCCCTATTGAGCTGGTTACGCCTCTATCGCTTCAGACATATCGGCGCAACAATTCGGACACGACAGGCCGCCCTCAATACTACTCAATAATCGCCGGGCAAATTGAGGTTTGGCCTACGCCAGACAGCGCTTATACAGGTGAACTTTATTATTACGCTCGAAACACGCCCCTCGATGATAGCAATACCTCAAACTGGATTTTGCAGTATTTCCCAGATGCGTATTTGTATGGTGCATTGATGCACTCAGCGCCTTACTTGGTTGACGATCAGCGCACGACAGTTTGGTCATCGTTGTACCAATCAGCTATTGATGGTATTAATAGTAATAATGAAAAAGCCAAGTTTGGCGGCTCAGGCTTGCGGATGCAGGTCAACACATTCTAGGAGAAAGACATGGCAACAATTTCAGATTATGTGCTAGACGCCGCACTGTCCAAGCTGGACTTAGAGGCAGATCGCATAGACATTTGCTCACAGGAGCCCACGACATACACAGAGGCGACAAGCACCTATACGCTAGGCAATAGCACCTCAGTATCGTTTGGTACGCCAGAGGATGGTGACACGTCAGGCCGCAAAACAGCCTGCGCAGCAATCACAGATGGCTCAGTGACAGGTTCAGGCACAGCAACGCATTACGCGATTACAGACGTATCTGCGACACGCCTGCTTTGCACAGGTTCGCTGACAACATCGCAGTCAGTTGTATCGGGCAACACATTTACAGTTGCTACGTTTGACGTAGAAATCCCTGATCCAGCATAAGGTGCAGCATGGTCGTACTAGCCAATAGAGTTAAGGTCGCTACGGCAACCACAGGCACAGGCACTGTAACGCTTGGCGCTGCGGCTTCTGGCTATCAGACGTTTGCAGATGGCGGCGTAGCTGATGGCGATACCGTGCGCTACACGATTGAAGATGGGACAGATTGGGAAATTGGCTACGGTCTTTATAACTCTGCTGGCCCGACACTAACGCGCACGCTAATGGAAAGTTCTACAGGATCGCTGTTGAATTTATCTGGTAGTGCAGAGTTGTTCATTACTGCTGGCGTTGAGGAAGTTTATGGCTATGTCACAAGCACATTAAACGCAGATCGCACGTTAGACAGCGGCGTTGAGTTTGACACGGGCAGCGGATTTACTATCGCCAATGGCGTCACCTTGACAATCCCAGTAGACGCGCAGCTTGTGATTAATGGATACACTGAGAAAAGGCCATTTTAGGAGATAGGAAATGCCCCTTAAAATTAACTCAACAAATGGCTCAGTAACGCTTACGCCAGAGGACGGCGTAGGCAATGTTGATATTACGGTTCCTCGCTCACAATTTGTCGGGCAAGACCACGCTGGAGAGTTTATTGCTGACAGCTACAATGAGCGTTATGCGGCGGTTACGTCTACATCGAACGCAACAACCGTTGACTGTGAGAGCGCAAACTCGTTCAGCCACACGCTGACTGAGAATACGACGTTTACGTTTAGCAACCCGCCAGCATCTGGCACGGCTTACACGTTTAGCATCGAGATTATTCAAGACGTTTCCGCGTCTGGCTTTACTGTTACTTGGCCTGCGTCTGTTGACTGGCCAAGTGCGGCAACGCCAGCGCTAACTGTTGATGCGTCGGCAAAGGATTTATTTGTATTTTACACCCGTGATGGCGGCACGACTTGGCTTGGTTTTGTCGCTGGTTATTCATTGGGGTAAATTATGGCAACTAAGAAAAAACTACTGCAAGCAATAAAGGGCGGGTTTAGGTCTGGTAGAATTAAAACTCTGGACAACCCAAACCCTTTTTCAGCTTATAATCAAAACGATTATTTTGGCTATAGCGTATCTGTCTCAGACAGTTATGCCATAGTAGGTGCTTATTTAGAAGATGACGTTAGCGGTTCTAGCGGAAAAGCATACATATTTAACGCATCCACTGGCGCTCTGCTTCATACGTTAGACAACCCTAACGCTTATAGCACAAGCGCAGGCGACAATTTTGGCTATAGCGTATCTATCTCAGACAGTTATGCAATAGTTGGTGCTTATGCGGAAGATGACGCTGGCGGAAGTAATAGCGGCAAAGCCTACATATGTG